GAAAGATAAAGTACCGTTAGCATCTGTTGTTATAAACTGTCCGTTAGTTACAGTTCCAGGAAGTGTATATGTTATATCCCCAGATAAAGAAGCAGGAGAAACTACTGTTATAGCGTTTGTTCCATTAGCTGACGCTTCATATAGTTCAATTTTTCCTGCGTTAGCTGAGTTTCCAATCTTAAGAGAGTCTATTTTTGAATTTGAGTCTACAAGTATAGCGCTACTTGCTGTAACGGTACCTGCGGTATGATCTAGCATATCTGTAAACAGAGAACCCCCGATAATCTCAGGAGTATTTCCACCACCGTTTACATGACCAATTGCAAGACGCTTTCCATACGTCCCACCAGACCCATAGGCATAAAATAACTCACCCTGGGCAACGCTGGTATCTTTACCTGTACCCGTAGTTCTTTTAATTTGAATTGTTTGAGCCATTTATAACTCCGAATATCCTAGTAGGATCCTGCGTCTATTGTGTCTGAATCACCTGCAGCTGCTCCAACTATTATTGGAACCCACTGAAATGTGCCTGAACTTGTTTCTCTATAGACTTTAAATTGTTCGTCATCAGTATCATACCAAGTATCCCCTTCCTGAATATTTGATCCAGTAGGAGTAGAATCTCCTCTGAAATCTTGGTCTGCTAATCCTTCTAATACTGTTTGTAAATTTGTAGAAGTAATGGTATTATGGGTACTTACGGTTACATTATTTGCTGTAATTTGTCCGGGTACTTCAAAAGGAACTGCTAACGTGTACGCCTGTACCGTGGTAACGTCATCTGTAATATCTACAGATAAAGTATCCCCAGTTGCGGTTACACCCGTAACGGTTTCAGTAACTTGTAAAGTAGTTTGACTCATCTTGTTACTTCAGGAGTTAAGGTTACATCTCCCTGTATTATTCTTTTGACAATACTGTCATTTGCAGTAAATATTTCCAAGTCGTAGACATATTGTCCTGCCGCTAAAAGTTTACTGGTATTTCCAGGAAGCTGCATTTTTAAGGCTCCCTCACTTGCATTTGTTATTGTAACAGTAAAAGTTGCAGAAGCAGAAGAGGCTGAATGAGTTGTGCGCAGCTGGGCCCGACCTGAATAGTTAGCCAGGTTTAGAGCTGTCCCTGATTGCTTAATCACCAAGTCTAAGGCAAAGTCGGAGCCTTGGTCGATTATTAGGTTATATGTTCCTGCACTCATGTATTTTCTCCATTTTGAAATTATATACCAAAGGACCTATTTAGTCAAGTTTTATTTTTAGGGTGGTATTACGAAAGGTCTCCAAGTTTTACTCGCGTAGTATTACCCTCTTTAATAATAATTCTTCGGTTGTTAGACTCTAAAACAATACTTCCATTAGCATCCGTCCCTGTTATTGTATTTGCAGCAATAGTCCAACCTCCTACCTCTCCAGCTTCTTTATTACCATCTTTAGCATGTAGATTAGTAGCAGTAGTACCTCCTATAGATACAGCATTCGCAATACTACCTGTATTGAATGTAAAATTATCTGCAGTAATATTTCCAGCTTTTGTTATTTTAAATACAGCAGTACCTGCTTTATTCCTTGTTTCAAAAACAGAATCTGAATCAGCACCAGGTAAGGTTAATAATATTTTTGAACCACCTCCGTTTGTTCCTCCCGTATTTCCAAAGTTTGGCCCTTGAATTGTTCCTGTTGTAATATGAGCACCATCTATAGCGGTTGTATCATAAACAGAAGAGCCATCCTCACTAAAAGTGCCACCGCTAAAGGTAACTACACCTGTAAAAGAAGTATGCTCAACAGCAGCAGTTATATTTACTGTTACAGTATTTGAGGTTGCACCTGAACTTCCATCTGTAAAGGAGTATCTCGCTACCCAGTAGTGATCATCACTATCTATATTTACTACGTAGAAATTGTTGCTATAACCTCCTGCATCAGTTGCTTCCTGAGTTAAATTATTACTTAAAGTTCCAGTTATTCCTCCAGCTGAAAAACTATAAGTACCAGTACCTGCGGGAGTAAAAGGATTGGTATTATTAGTAGTTCGAAAATAAATATACCCTTGAACACTTCTTTTGCCAGAGTCTCCCGCGCTACCTTGATCTCCATGAACCGCTATTACTGCACCAGCACTCCAATTCCAAGAATGTGCATTAATAGTAGTATTAGCGGAAGCATCAGTTATAGTAACCTGTCGTTGATGTAGATACGGCTTAGCGGTTGTAGTTTTCTGAGGGGCTGCATACCAATCATTTGATTCAGACGCACTATTAGTCCAAGTAATCGTACCTGAATCAAAATTTATTGTTCCAGCGGTACCAGTAGTCCCCCCTGGAGTACCATTATCTGGAAAACTCTGTGCAGCACCATCGGTAGCAGCAAGTTTATAAATAGTTATAACTTTAGTAGATGCTCCTGTTTGCCCCGTATCTCCTGTTATAGATTTACTCAAGGTCTGAGTAGTGTTAATAGTTTTCGCATTAGCATTTGCTTGCTTATAAATTATAGGCCAAGTAATTACTTCATCTGTATCAGTATTGGCAGTAGTAGAATGATTACCAATAGTAACAACATTACTACTGACACCGGAGGGAGTTCCAATAGTTACATCGCTTCCTGTAACCGTAGGGGTCCCAATATACCATTCCCCGTTGTCTAAAGTTCCTTGAGGGTTGTTGTAGCTATGTGCTCCAGATCCTCCAACATATGAATAAACTTCACCCCCAACAATTAATTCAAGTGTAGTACTAGATCCTGGGATAGTAGCTACATCTGCACCTCCTATTTTACCACTTAAATCGGTAGTATATGTATGCGCTTGATTTGAGTTTACAATAGCTACACCACCTGAACCAATTTTAATGCCTACTATAGAAATACTATCTGTGGCTACAACTGAACTGGGTGCATCTCCAGCGCTATAACTACCTGGTTTTTCTCCTACTTCTACTTTTACTACTTTTGGCCAGTTTGCTTTAACATAAGTGGCTGGAATACTTGCACTTGCATACGTATATGTAGCAGCTTGAGTGCCTGTTGTGTCTGTCCAAGCACCCACAGTACCATCAAAAGTAAATCTATATAAAGGATCAGTAAAATTATTTGCAGTTGCAGTAATTACAATATTGTTACTACCACTACTATTATAAACAGGAGTACTACCTTCTTCATCATAAACTATAGAGTAGTCATCTGAAGTTAAGTTTACAATTTTACCATCAGCCCCAGCGGCACCTGCAATTGATGCTCCATCTTTTACTTTAATAATTTTAAAACTTTTTGATTTTGAGTTACTTTGATCTGATGTTTCTCTTACCGTAACAGTAAAGTCTAAAGAGGACCCACTATCATAACCTATACCACCGGAACCATCATGTAACTGATATGTTAAAGTTTGTCCTGTAACAGCACTATCAGAAGAGCCTATAAAAGAGCTTTGTGCAGATGCACTTATTGCCGGACTTCCTTGAGTAAAACCATTTCCAGTAATTGTAAACTCAGGAGCATCGTATGCTATTGCGTCCGCTACTAGGGTAATTACTGCTTCGCCCTGTAAAGCACTACTTGAATTATAGTTAAGAAATACAATATTTGAATCCACTATAAGAGCACGTAGCCCTGTAAGAGTTGTATCCTCTATCCAATTTATAGGAGTATGAGTATAGTTACTTCCACTTCTACTTACTCGTGCAATAATTGCATCATTAGCTGTATCAGTTCGTAAAGTATTTCTTGCAATTGCTTTAGCTTCATCAACACTTGTAACTGTTGAATCAGTATCATTTAATCTTCTATCAACATATAAAGTATCATCATCCTGTATAAAAGTAACCTTTCCACCTATATACTTATCTGTTGCATACTTTATTCGAATTATATCCCCTACTTCAAATCGAGTAGTAAATGCAGTTGTACCTTCGCTTTTAACAACCTTATTAGTTCTAGCGGCAACTGTTACCCTAGCATCCGCATTATTTGTACAATCTGTCCAATCATTCTCTGCATTAGCGGCATACTGGGTTAAGTCTCTCCAGTATCCTTGCGAAGTGTTTTCAAAGTCGATAGCAACGCTTGATACTAACTTAAAGTAGTCACTAGTAGAATCAGCATCAAAATAAATAAATCCATGACCCCCGTCTGCAAGAGCTGTTAAACTTTGTTGATAAGTAGCGGCTGTACTTTGATTTGCATTATTAACCTTTGTACCAGGTGCTCCAGGAGATTGCATAGCCCAGTCAACTACGTTCATAGACCACGTACTGGTGCTTGAAGACATCTTAGAGTTTGATCTTATACCATTAGGAACTCCATCAGCAGTTCTAATACAAGAAACTGCAAACTTATCTTGTACTTCTATTACCTGCCACTTAATCTCTGATCTTTTACCCTCTTTTGATATAGTTTGAACCCCAAAATTATAAATACCATCAGGAATCCCACTAAAATTTACGAAGCGCCTAGATGCGTTTGTAATATCAATTAAGTCAGTACCATCCGGAAGTTTGGGATGTATATGTAAGGCAAAAGAAGATAAATGCCCATACTCTGTCCCATCACTATTTAAAGGAGTTTCCCACATAACCTGCAACTCTTGAAGCTGCTGCTTATGCATGGGAGTTTCAAATACATATACCGCTTCAGGTTGTGGAACAGTATCAGGCTCTGGAGTACGAACAGGATCTTGTATTGCTACTCTTAAGTCTTTATCAACTACATCAAACTTACTATTGTAAAACTCTACTCCTGTAATTTGATGATTATTATCTTTATCCTGTTTTATACTTAAAATTTTATATTCTTTATAGGAAGGTAAAGTGTTCACACCTTTAAACGTTTCTTTAATAGCCCATACCGTAGAATCAGGAATAGTACCTGAAAAAGCACTAGAAAGTGCAATTTGAGATACTCCATTTACTATAGTAACATTTGAAGAAGTAAAAGACTTGGCTTCGACAGAAGTCGAGTTTCTAAACTCTACTAATATGTCATTTCCTGCATCGTCTTGTATATTTAGAATATTTTTTTCTACTTGCTCATCTGAGTCATTAGTACCTATAAGTTGAGTTGAAGTACCTGCTATCTTTCCATAAGTAACAGTATCTCCTCGATTATATGTATAAGCAGTTCCTCCATGAGTTACAGTTGCAGAAGCATCTTGTGCAAGAACTACAGTACGCTTCATAACTAATAAAGACAGAGTATATGTGTAATCAGACCCTGCTTGGAAAGAAAAAGATTCTGCATTACCTCCTTCAACCTGTGCTTCAGAAGAAAGAGAAGCTACATTCCGGTCTAGTGTAATAGCAGAATTGGAAGAAGCAGTTATTCTACCACTAAAAGAAACTCCTGTTTCCACTTTATTCTGTAAATTTATTATGTCCCCTGGAGCTAGAAAACTTGCATTAGTAGAGGTCTTAAAGGTAACAATCTCTGTTTGATTTACTGCTGTCCATGCTTTCCATCTACCAAATCTTATTGCTTGGCCTTCCGAAGTACATCCAAAAGCAACTGCCTTAGCAGGAAGAACTCTTCCTGTTTCAATTATATTATCTCTATCCTCTATTATTAAAGGCTCTGCTTTGTATGCCGACAAAGGATTATTCCAAAGAACAGTAAATTGGTTAGCTCTAGTTTTACTAGCAGTATTCTGGGTTGAAAGAGTACCTTCAAGTATATTTGCTTCTGAAAAATTATATATAGGAGTTGCAGGAGAGTCTTGTACTGTTGACATTTGGCCATCTAGCCAGTACAACATACCCCTAAAAACAGTTGCCATGTCTTTAAGAACTTTATAAGCCTCGGCAGATTTAGTAAGGTATAAATTTGTCGTAAAACGAGGCTCTGTTCCGCCATCTCTTGTAGGAACTAATTCATCACAGTATTTTGCAATTTTATAAAGTTGAAACTTATTTATATCAGTCTGAGCTAAAAAATCTCCTAATCCATATCTATTATTTATAAGTATATCATAAAATATCCATGCAGGATTATCTGTATAGTACGTTGCAAGATCAAGACTACTAGAGTTAGAGGTGCCTTCATCACTAAACTCTCCATTCCATAATCCTGTATAAGTTGCTACCCCTGTTGTTGTTAAATGACGGGGAGTATAGTTTGAAGGAATTTTTACTTTTAAACCCCTTACATGGTATGAGCGTTTTGGAGGGTTACTAAAACTTTTTGAACTAAATCTTACCGAAGCCATTGCAGAATAAGGATGCTCAAGCTTTTCGTCAATAATTGCTATAACTTGTGCAATTTTTACACTATCTATTACCGCACTTACTCCGGAAGTTCTTCCTTGAACAATATAACCCTGCCCATTTAGTTTTCCTGTATGATTATTACTATTACTTTGTCCATCAGGAGTAAGGCGAGTAATTTGCAGTCTCATATCCTGTATATTTAAAAAAGTATTTACAGGTATTTCAACAGTATAGGAAATAGCAGTTTTTTGGAGACCAAACCACTTTTGGTACTTAAAAGCTCCTCCTGTAAGATCCTTCCAGTCTGTGGGGTTTGCTCCACCAGTTTCTGATCCCTGAAGTTGTATATTAAAAGCAGCTCCTCCACTGAAGTCGTTTCCTTCTTCGTCCATTGCATAATGACCCCCAGGAAACTCAAAATGTACTTTTATTCTATCAATTTCATTTATCTGTGCGCTTGTAAAAGAAGTACTAAATACTATTATTTTTTGTACCATTCCAGTAGGTACAGGGTCTACATCAGGATAACCTACGCCTATAGTTGTAGGATAAGAATTTGTGTTATTAAATATCTCTGCTTGAGCAGAAGATAAAGTAACTGGAAAAGATGCAACTCCCTGTCCTGCTATTTGGTAGAAGGGTTCTTGAATACGATTCCCTACACGAAACTCAATAGAGGATCCTGGGTACTTTTGTCCACCTCGAGGAGAACCTCCAGTAGTACTTGATCCTAGTACTCCTACTTCTCCACCTAACGTGAATTCTTTGTCAGTAACGGCAAGAGCATTGCTACTTTTAGGTATATAAATAACATTATTAGTATTAACTGTTTGAATTTCTACTTTTAGAACCCAATCTATAAATACTTCTGCATAAACCTCGTTTGTTCCTGATGCATACGTTTCCGGTATAATTTGTGCGTTTATAGTAGTATTATAGGGTTTAAAAATAGCGCGTTTTGTATCTCCTGAATTTAACTCTGAGTCATATCCCGTGTCATGAGTGGATATTAAATCACCTTTTAAAGTCTCACCACTAGGTAACTTAACTCTACATATGGGTTTCAGGTTGGAAAATTCTCCACCACGTAAAGTAGGCTTAAAGTCTTGATCAAAAAACGTAGTTTCTGCAAAAGGGGACGTACTAGCTACAGCGCACAGCCTAATACTTCCTATTGTATGAATAGTTGCGGGGCCTTCTAGTGTTTTTGTAACTATTCTTTCTACTTTTGCCTTAGAAGACGATGCCGAAATAATAGTTATCCAACGATATACATAATCACTACTGTAAGTTTCTGCTAAATCATTAAAGTATGCTGTGTTTCCTTGTCTGTCTTTTAAAGAAGCTGTGACAGGTTGATTAAGCCCAGAAGCTGCTGCAAAAGTTATAGTGTGAGGCTCCCCTGTTTCTTCTGCTTTAGAGCTTTCTTTTAAAATTCTATTCCTATCAGCTAGTTGATCCCCCGCTAAATAAACAGATGCTTCACCATTTACCAAACCCTCTATAGGACCTTCAGAAATTAAATCAGTAACAGAAACTTCTTGAATATCTGACCCACGTTTTGACGCTATAAGAGGATCCAGATACCCAACAGTACCTGGGCCCGGTTCGAAAGGATTCCAGCCCGGATACATTATTCAGCACTCGCAGGATAACGGGTAATATTTCCTTCCGCATCCGATGAAATAGCATAAGAACCACCTGCGTTTTCAGAAGCCATTAAACCTTCTGTTGTATTTCGTAAGTCAAAAGTAACTGGTTTTCCTGGCACTCTCAGTTCTCCGTATAGTATAGGGCAAGGAGCGCCTTCAGGAATAGACTGTTCTGCTCCTTGAAATAGGTACCCCTCTTTTTGATCTTCTTGATTATCCGTTGCAGGATCCGGCATCATAAGTTCTGCTATTCCTGCAGATAATAGCATCATGCCTGCTGCCTGCATTATACCCACAGCAAGTGCCCCCCAACCCATTGGATTAGTTAAAGCAAGAACTACAAGAATTGCTCCTACTATAACTTTAAAAGCTCCTTTTGATCCAACAGGAACAGGAGTAATAACTATATCACCTCTATCTAAAGGTAATAAAATTTCTTTTTCGTCTGTTAAATATTGATCTGCAATTTGAATTTTAAAACCTATCTGGTTTTCAGTTTTATCTAATAAGTACTTTCTTACGTCTTGATGGTTTGCATCAAGGTATTGCATAACTTCCTGTATACTATCGGCAGCTACTTCTACAACCCTTCCAAACTTCTCCCCCATGTCTCCTGCTAAATATAATTTACGTAACATACCTATAAGCTCCTACTAAATATGTATACCAAAAAGGGTATAAGTTTTCTCGGCAAGATAGCCTGTTTATTGCATGGTGGTAGAAAATATCGTTTCCAATATATACTCCACAATGGTTGTTTGTCTCTTCCTGTACTCTAAATATAAGTACATCATTTTCTTTTAAGTCTGATAACTCTATTTCTTCGTGATTCCAGTTTTTAATTACCTCTGGACAAAAATAGTCAAGCCCTTTAGTATACCAGCTATCTTCAAATAAAGCTCTTTTTGGAATTTCAATTTTTTGAGTTAGTAAATAATCTCGCATTGCTTCAAAACAATCTCTTACTCCAAACTTGTACTCTCTTCCGAAGAGATTAACTGTATTTTTCTTGGGCTCAACCACTGTTAAATTCATTTCAGGATAACTAAATATGTAATAGGGGATTCCCATAGTATTACAAGCTTCTATATCTGTTTCTCCTGGGGCCGAACTATCTCCAATATGATTATGTACTATACCTATAATATCTGTTGATAAGAAGAAGTTAAAGTATTCTTCTGAGTCCATAAGAAAGTCATCTTTATCTTCTGCTATATTTGTAACTGGAACCCACTTTTTCTTTCCTTTTACAACTGTAATAAGCCCGCAGCCTTCCCTAGGATATTCTTTATCAAAATGGTTTTTTATTTCTGTGTATAAGTGCATTATATTTGCCTACTTCCTGGAAAACCCCCATAAGGAAGGGCTTGAATTGTGTCTAAGTCTACTAGTGGAATGGTACTTTGGTTTGCACTCGCACTACCTGTAGCATTTTTAGCTTGATATCGTATTTTACAAGAATTTAATAACTTTCCGCATTGGTCTCCTCGAGTCCAATAATTGGAAGGAGTTGCAGGAGTAATACTATTATTAGTTAAAGTAACTCTATAAACTGTAGAAGTTGATGTAAAATCAAAAGCCTCATCAATCACACTACTTGCATTACCTACAGGGTGAACAACATAATCACTTCTCATAGTATCAGTTGAATTAGTAGAGAAGGTAACTCCTGATACGTAAGGTACATATACTCTGACCTGTTGCCAAGCACTATTAGTTGCAGAGGGCACAGTAGTATTAGAAGCAGTTTCAGATCTCCAGTAAGTGTATCCCCCTGCCCCATCAGATAAAGCAACTAAAGCACTTTTAGCAAAAGAACCACTTGTATCTCCAGGATGTGTTTTCCCTGATCTTATAGTATTATTTGTATTATGAATTATATACTTCCAAACTATTGGTTCATCAAGGTCTGTAAAATAAACATAATACTTTCTTTCAGTACCATCATCGTCTACAGAAAGCTCTCCATTTGGAGTCCAAGAACAGGCCCCTGTAGGAGTATCAAAAGATAAACCTTGATATGCCCAAGGGCAGTACTTTCCTATAATTTGTCTACGAGGTAGTTTTATTCCTTGAAGATCAAAAGGGTTTGCAAGTTCAAATATAACCGCACTTTCTGTCTTTTGTTTAATACTATCAATTATATAAGTTCTTTTTGGGTATTCAACTATTGCTTTTGTACTCACGGTCGTAGGATCTAAAGATAAATACTTTTCTAAAGTTTGTCTTTTAGTTATACGTTTTCCTATCAATTTATCCATAGAGAACTCAGATAAACCTGTAGAACCTCCATCATCTGCATTCTGAAAAGCTGAAGAAGTACGCATAATACTTTCTACATTTCCTACTGCAATGGTTGGTCTATTCTGCGCTCCATCCGACTTTATTTCAAAATCAGTCATCTCCATAGGAAGAGCATAATAAGTATTTCCATCAAAAACTATAGGGGAATAGTCTGTACCTGTAATACCTGCTCCTGTAATAACCATTCCAACAGTTAAACTACTGCTATTATTTAGTACAAGAGTATTAATACTGGGATTTCCCCCAGAAACTGTTTTTGTAACTGTAACAGTTGAGCCTGTAGCATCTAATCCTGTAAAGGTAAGAGTTGTACCCACAGATATAGTTTGTGAGCTATTCAAGGTAATCGTAGCTCCATTTATATTTGTAACTCTAACAGCCGAGGATAAGCCCGGATGAAAATAAAGAGTTGTACCAGATTCATACTCTAGTTCAAATAAAGAAACCAGACCGCTGGATATCTCTAAACTTTGTAGATCTGCTGCTAATAAATTGGGATTACTCATACGCCATATATTCTTTTAAATTGTGCGGATACATTATAGTGATTTGCATTTGCATATTGAACTGACCAATTAGTACAAACAACTTTAACTGTTGTTACAGGATTTCCATCACTATCATTCGTGGAGCTGTTTGCGTCAGGAATAGTAAAATCAAAACTTAAAACACCCCCTTTATCATCAAAAAACTTTACTATATCATCTGCTACAGTTCTTTCTCTATTTTTCATACTGATTCTATAAGTTTCTTCAATATGATTTATTCCTTTTATTGCACGTTGTTCGTATCCGTCCCCAAATCTTGCTACTCTTACTGAGGGCTTTGAGTTTCTTGCAAGATCGTTATCTGGAAGAATTGTTGCTGTTGTTATATTTGTACCAGAAATTTGAAATCCAATATCAGGCATTATACTGCTCCATACGGACTAAGAATTCCGCCGTTTCGTTTTTGATTAACTAACTCTTCTTGTATCATTTCTGCAATTCTCTCACCTAACTGGGACATATTCTGACTAGTACTATCTGTCTCAGAAGTGGCACCACCCTGGCTATCCATATTTATGGTGACTGCTACATTATTGTTTTGCGCACCACCTGCTGATTTCCCGGGGGACATATCTACAGGAATACTTCTACCGTCTGGAAGAGGTACTACAGCTTCATTTCCATGTAGTACAGCAGGGTACCCCGATCTAGGGCCTCTTGCGACTCCTCCACTAGCATACCCTAAGGGCGGGTATAGTCCTGTTTTGTGTCCTGTTCCTGTAACAGACTTCCCTATCATTACTGCCGTGAGCTCCTGAGTTGCTAAGGTGTTTGCTGCCTCGGCCGTGACTTCCACCTTTCCCATTATTTTATCTCTTAGTGCATTTAATTTATCCCAAATAACTTTTGCCTGGGTAATTGCAGTCATTAAAGCCAGTGCTTTTTGTACTGCTTGGGCAGCTTTACTATTTCCTAATAATGTACTAACTGCTAACCCTAATCCTGCTACCATTTTTGCAGTTTCGCCTGTTAGGGCTGTCATTACACCTTGTAAACCGCCCTCTCCTTCTCCTTCTTCCGGCGAGTCTGGAACAATGGGTGTGCCATGACTACTAACAAGTCCTTCTCTAAAGCCTTCTGGCTCGCCTCCAGGTATAGCACTAGAGTCCCCTCCAAGTTTAGCTACAGTAGTATCATCAAGAGCAACTACTGTTTGTGCTTCTGTTTTTACTGCTGTTATATCAGTATCAGGAGTAACTTGTACACCCGGATTATCAAGAGCATATCGTAATGCACCGGGAGGTAATATACCCCCTGGAGGACCCTCATCTACTGTCTCAATGGCGGGTTTTTCTCCCTCATGTGATGCTCCCATACAGTTAGAAGAAGAGCAAGCATCTTTAATTGCATTAGAAAACCTGTCAGCGGATTCGTCTAATGCTTTTTTCATTTTTCCAGTTGCTGTATCTACTCCGTTCTCTAAACCTAGCTTTAATGTCTCAGCTCCTGTTGTATGCCCTGCTAATATCTGTTCCTTTAGTATTTCCCCTTCGGTCTTCATCTTTAGAAAGCCCATAATTTTACCCGTTAAGTTTTTTGAGAAAGCATCTATCATAGAATCTACTACACTTTTTCCCATCTTTAACATGGCATCCTTAAAACTACTTTCCTCTCCTTTCATAAGGCTAGAAATGGCACCTTGCATTCCTGTCTCAAAAGCTTGCTTTCCCGCAACACCTATTTGAAACATCATACCTAGTTGCTCTGCTAATTGCTCATTTTGCTCTATTATCTTATCTCTTTGTAATTCTAATTGTGTGACTCGTTCAGACTCTGTGTTTTTCGCTTCGGTTGTAGCGACTGAAATCTCATTATTATATTTAACTATATCTTGCTTATTTATTGCAATTTTTTGAAGTATTCCCAACTCCTGTGCCTGTAGAGTTGTTGAACCATGTAAAGCCTTTTGAAATGCTTTTTCAATTCTAAGTTTATTGTTTGCGATTTGTATTTCTACTCTGGAAATCCTATTGAGAACCTCTAACTGCTTCGTTAGTACTGCTATAGATGCATCTGCCTCACCTGCAAGGTCTTTTCTTGCCTTCTTCAGCCTCGTCAACATGCCTATCTGATCTTCCATCAACTGCTCTAAACTAGATACAGATGTAGAGTACTTCGTAATAGAATTAATTGCTGAAGTATACTGTTTTGTTAATTCTGCTTCTTGTTGCTTTACAAAGCCAGCTTGCTGACCAAGTTCTTGAAATCCTTCTGATAACTCTTTAAGCCTAGCTATTTTAGCATCGTCTAAAGACTCACCCTTCTCATTTAATCTTATTTGCTGGTTCAGCAAGTCAAGAAATTCTTTCTGGTTACTGGTAGCCTTGTCGCCAAGTGCCTTAAAGAAATTTCTAACTTGGACAGTAGATTCTGAAAATTTCGTACCTAACTCTTTAACCTTGTCTGCAACCTTGCTTGCATCTTTTTGATACAAATCAAAAGTATCCTGCTGCAGTTTTAATCTAGTAAGCTCGGCTCTCTCGCTATCCTCAAGGGGGTCCACGGGTTTTCGATTTTGCCAGTTTGGTCCCCTCTTCACATTTCCTGGCTGTTTTTCTCTCTTAACACGCGCTTCTAAAGCTGCCATCCGTTCTTTTTCGGTGTCTGTAAGTTCTACAATACCCTTAGACGCCAGTAAACTGCCATTATGAAAGTCCGCCATAGCTTGCGAAGCATCTATAATTGAGGGAGTTATACCCGCAAAAAAGTTGCCTTGAGCTTCTAAAGCTGACAGCCCACTCTGGCCACCTTCAGTTAGAGACCTTTGAATGTCGTTAAATTTTTTGTATTCCTCAGTTACAGTACTAAGGGACTCTGCAATATCCTCAAAAGTAAGTGCTAAATTTTTTGCTACCTCGCTTTCTTTAAAAAATCCTAAAGACTTTGCAAACTGCATAGAAAGTTCATATGCAAGTATTAACATTCCTATCCATCCTGCTGCACGAAATAGCTTGTCTACTTTTCCGGACATTTTTGCAAAACCACTCTGCATAGCAGCCATTGTAGATGACCATTGTGCTTTCATTTTTTTCATTTGCAAGCCTGCACCTGCTGTCATTTTTCTCCAGCCCATACCTATTTTTTCCATTGTGGTATTATGGCCTCGTTGCATGCCTTTTAGCATAGCAATATAGTCCTGTTTCTGACGCTTATTCATATTTCTTACTGCGCCGTTTCCTTTCTCTGCATGTCGTAGCATTTGAGAAACACGTCTTTTATCTTTTCTTAAGGTCTCTGTATCTCCGGTCTGAAGCATCTCAAGACCACTTCCTTTTTTAGCTTTTCCTGCAGCTTGAGCAGCTCCTTGAGGACCTGCTTTCTTTCTCAGTCTTTCTTGTGCTGCCTCTAACTCTTCAATTTCTTTTTGGGCAGCGTCATATGCTTCTCCTGCTTCCAATGCAGATTGTTTTGATTTTTCTGCCCAGCTATCTAACCCTGGTATTATTGCTTTTAATATTGGTACTGCCATAAGAGCAAGAGCTGCTGTTAATCCTAATATATTCTCTGTTAAAAATTTAGCTGTGGGCTCTGCTATGGATGCAGTAAATGTCTTAACATGCTTCATTACTCTATCAAATTCAATACCTAAACGAGATACAGCATTCACTTGTACATCCGTGGCTTTTGCTACTGCACCGTACTTAGCCTCTAACTGAGTTTGAACTTCTACAAATACAGCTTGTTTCTTTTCATAATTACTTAAATCTTGTGCAGATTTATTTAGGGAAGTAGCATAGTTTTCCTGTGCATCATTTAAACGAAGTATAATACCTAATTCATCTAAAAGTTCTGGTTCTGCTTTTGTTACACCCCGAATAAGACGGTTAAAAGAGTCTGTAACATCCCTTCCTAGTATTTTTGATAAGTTTCCAGCACCCGCAGCCAGCTGTTCTATTTGCCCTGCTCCAAGCCCTGAAGCAATACCTATAGAAGCTGCTTCACTAGCTGCCTTAAACTCTAGCATCATTCCGGAGGCTTCTTGAACATTTTTTGTAAGAGACTGCATACCTACACCAGTTGCGCCTGTAAAAGCAACTTGAGCATCCTGCATTACACGAAAGTCAGCCGCTGACTTTAAGAATTGAAAGGCAGCAGTAATGGCAAATACATTAGAAGCAAGGACTGCATAAGCAGGAACAAGAGTTCCTGTCATTCCTTGTGCCATTTTTGAAAAGTTTTTTGTAGAATTAGCAGATTGTTGTGATAAACCTTTTAAGTTTCGATCCGCATCTCTACTAGATTTACCAGTTCTAGTACTAGCCTTACCTACATCGTCAAGAGCAAGGCCTAGTTTTTTGGCACTAACAGCCACTCTCTGCATAGAACCGCCATCAGAGGTTTGAATATCAATAAATACTGTATCTTTTTTTGCCATTAGCCTCTTACATTGTGAGTATAGTTCTTACCACTCTCTTGCTGTCGTTTTCGGTCATCAGCCTTTCTTTTTCTATCTGCTTCTTCCGCTTTGTGCTGTACAGTTATACCTTCGTACATCTTCATAAAGTATAATGTAATTTTTGGTTCTTCTACTTCAAATAAATTAAATAAAGTATCTATATGGCTCCAATCTTTTCCCATGTAGGATCCTGACATTCCTTCCCACACATCAGATAGGTAGCTATACACAAAAAATGCCACTTGAACCTCTGCAGGAAATGCAGTTGCTTCAAGCGGCATTCTTTTAGGATCTGGTTCTTCGCCTAATTGTTCACAGATAAGTAAATATTTTTCAACATCAATACTTGATTTTTCTTTTACATATCTTTCAAGTAACTCCTGTACTTCAGCTACTTGTTCCCAGTAAAATTTTCTAAGTCACCTACTGTTTCTGTGACCCACGTATCAAAGTCTGCAGCGTTCTTCATAAGCAACTCTGCATTATCCCCTGTATACGGCAATTCATCATCGGGATCAAAGGAAGAGACATCTACCAAAAGAAGCTCTTCTAGGTATCGATACTTTAGTCCTTTCCACCCTTTAATTACTGCTTTACAATATTCAATTAGAAACTTATCTTCGTCTAACTCTTCTTCTAGCTGCCTAGTTTTCTTATTCCATTTATTAGATAAGCAACGTTTTCGTAGTTTAACTAACTCTTCTCTTGCTAGGTAGCATAAGTCTACTGACATTCCTGCATATCCAGGAAAGTCACAAGCTACTGTTTTGCTTGGAGTCATAAGACTCGCTAATGATACTGGCTCTTTCTTTACTGCTGTTTGTGGCATGTGAATAAATTCCTATTAAAAATTAAATTATACGGTATAAGAGACGAAATGTCAAGAATTATTTTTGGAGGGTGATAAGTGAAGGGGCCGAAGCCCCTTACTTATTAAGAGTACGTAGCTGGTGCGTAATACACAAGGTTAGTAATCTCGTTTGCTGTACCAAAGTCCGCGGGTAATGCGTGGAAGTTACTTTCAAGTGAAATCACATCTTCTACAGAGTGAGAAGGCACCTCAAAGTGAACCTTAGGCATTGTTATTACAAGAGCCGGTGTTCCTGCTTGTGCAGATCCACCAATTTCCAGTGTTACCGTGAACACGTTTACAACTTGTCCCATTGCAGCGGTAGACGTAAGATCATTAAAGAACTGTCGAGAAGTTCCTGAAGTCTTGTCTGAGTCACTCAATGTTAAGTAGCAAGTTGCTGATCCTGTAACGTTACGAGCACCTGTTACGTGCTCTAGCGGTTTGTTTACAAAGCCCAACTCATCAGGTACTAAGTACGAAATATTATTACCAATGGTAAAGCTTCCGCCTGTCATTGTAAGGTTGTACTTACCATCCCCATTTGAAACCATTCCACCTGGGAATACTGTTTTATTATCAGCAGTAATCTCAATCTTAGTTAAACGATTTCGTATAAAGGTATTTGTACTTGTTACAGCTTCATCAATTGCTTGAGTAAGTGTAAGGTTTCCAGAACCTGGGACTGTTTTAACCATATGAACAGCAGTACCTTGAGCATTATCAGTCTGGAAGTAAAAATCACCAGCAACCAATAAATCCCCATCAGTACCATCTTGAGTACGTTTCGGAGTTGTAGCATTTCCAGTTTGTCCAACTGTTAACGTAGTACCGGTTCCAGTTCTAAAGTTTGTGGAAAGATCCTCAATCTCTTTTGCGAAACCTGACCAGTTCAAAGTAGCGATTCCTTCAACATCAAAGTCAATACTTACTTCGTTTGCAACTGCTTCTGAACACTTATAAATAACAGGGTTCAAAGCATCTGTTTCAATTACAAAGTAAAGTTGCATTGGATGAAGGGCTGATCTATTTGATTCAGTCATTACAACAGTACTAGTACTAGTGGCGGGAGTAATAACGGGGCCAGATACTTTATTTACAGCTCTTCGAAAGCCTTTTGCACCTGAAGTTAAAGTTGCAACATCAAAAGTAAATGCAGTATCTCCTGCGTCAGCACCAATTTTTTCACTTGGAACACTAATAGTCTCATCTACTGCGTATCCATCACCAGGAGAAGCAACAGCCGAAACTGTCGTAACCCCACTACCATTTACTGCTATAGTAAAAGATGCGCCTGTTCCGCCACCACTTACATCAGTGGTATAATCACTTTCTGTAACTGTGTATGTACCCTCGGCTCGGCTTGTATCTGTTCCGCCACCAAGAGTATCAACAGTTGCAATACCTGTTGAACTATCATAAACGTCTGCACCTGACATTGCTGCCCAGAGAACTTCTTCCACAGAGTGAACATCAGTTCCTGACCCATCCGCAGTTGCAACACCACTTGCTACGCTTCCACCTTTCGATTTAAAGGGTCTAATATAAGTACTAAAAGACCACTCTGCTGGAGCAAGAGAGTCTGTAAATAAACGTCTACCTCTACGAGATACGCCTACTGTACTTTCCATTTCCGAGAGTAATATTTCAGAAGTATTTGTAGTCTGAGAGAAACTATATCCATCAAGAATAGGTACCTCCCATAACTGTCCCGCTCCCGCGGTGTTAGCATCTTCGTCGTCTTGATTCCGAAATTGAATAAACAATCTCGTATCCCGACTAAAATACAACTGATCTGCCATAGTTTTTCTCCTATGAAACTTGAAAAGACTGGTCGTGAATTTTTATTCGTGCCAGAATTTTCTAATAGCGAACTTCAATAAGAATCTCTCCGACTCCTAAAGGTTCGAGTACACCTTCATCAGTATCAATACTGAGAATTGTGATTTGATGGGTAGATTGTTCTAACCCTAACCTATCGTGATAAAGTAACTTACTATTTGTTTCTAATACTGTTTCTACATCTTCAAGTAGTTCATCTAATGCAGTTACAGCCTCTTCTTCATTTACATAACAACGAACAGTAAGATTTAAAAAACGATCTTTATACCCGCCTGCTTGGTATATTCTTGATTCACTTCCTGCATTTATATGTATTGCAGGAAACTCCTCTACCTCATCCCAAAACTTAAGCCTAGGACTTGTTTCTGCTACTGCTGTATGATAAATTCCTCGTCCATCAATGAGAGCCATTTTATCGGCCAGAGCTTTTGTAATAGCAGATCTACGTGTAGTATATGATCTTGCTGTACTTGCCATTAAACTCTCCTAGTGTAAAATCTTCCTAATGCGTACCCGGCAGCTATTTCTCGTATGGAAGCGTCAATCAGGTTTCTTGGGTCCCTATCAGGGTCTGCCCGGCTTGAGCCGCTTGTTCTTTCATATACTGAATACGGATCTTTTCTATAAGTATAACCAAAACTAGGCATCCCTTGAGGGGTTTGTATTACATCTGTAAGCTGTACACTTTGTGCAAATCTCCCTGTTTGATTTTCTAATCTTGGGGCTCCCATATTCTTTCTTACTGTTTCGGGTAGTTTATCATTTATAAGAGCCATTATAGTATATAAACTTGCTTCTGGCCTACCGCTACTATTTTTTGCCTGTTGTAATTTTGTTTTAGCTCTATATTGTTTGTCTTTGCCCTTTATCTTACTATTAGACTTAATAGATTCCGTAGAAGCTTTTCTATTCACAGGTTGGACGTTTGAAGTAACTTTTAGTCCTTTTTCTCTAAGTGCTGAAATTGCTAGCCATCGGGCATGATTTCTTGCGTCTGTTGCTATACTATTACTTGCTTCTTGATCTGACCAACCGTTTGTTTTTGCCCATGCCAACATCTTCTTTTCAAGCTTTGGCTTAAGTGTTGACCAGTCTGTTGCTAGTGCTCCTGCTGGGTTGCTTGAATCAGGGCCTACTTCAATATCAACTATAATACCCGGATCAAATTTTACCCTATTTTTTCCTTTATAGCTTCCCTTTTTAAAGCTAGCCTCTATTTGACCAAAACGATCCACAAATCTTTTAAGAGGCTCAAAAGCGGCGAACTCTTCCCAAGTAGGAGATCTTTGAGCCCATTCCGCTGCAGCAAGCAACTGTAAGGCACCTACTGATCTTTTAGTCTTATGTAAACGCTGAGTTCCTTGGGCCATTAAAGAACTTTCAGAGGCTTCTTTACCTCTTTCTGATCTATGCTGCGTTAATTTATCATGTCCTGCATCTTCTAATGCACTATTAACTTCTTTTTTACCTACTCTTTTTAGCGTATTAAAAGGAGTTTTAATTGTCCGACTTTGATGAAAACTAATACGTTTACCTGGGTCCCATGAAATTAATCTTGCATCTGTTCTTGATCTCATTACATGAGTATGAACTGCATTTAGAGCCTCTTTCGCCGCTTTTCTAAAAAATTTTATATCTAGTATAAGAGGCTCATATCCTTCGCTATTTTGCTTTACTCGTCTATTAACTACCGCGTTGTACCCTTCTAAAAAAGACTGGGCTACTGGCTCTAAACTCATTGTCACACGTTGAGGTTGGCCGTCTATTGCTCCTCTGGCTGCTTCCGAGTCCAGAAACTTTTCCATTCTTTTTAATGTTCTTTGTACCTCTGCTTTAGCCATTAAAAATTCTTATACAAGTCTAAGACTCGCTTGATGTGATCAGGAAAACTCACATTGTTAGGTTGACTAGTACTCCCTGGATTTTGTAAACTTGCTCCTGCAATACTCTGTCTTTGCTTATGCTCATCCTTCAAGTAATAAGTAACCAAATCAAGAACTGCAAGTTTTAAGTCTCCCGGAATCGCAGAATATCCTGCGGTATATATAACTTTTACTGCGCCTGTTCCTGTAGGCCAGTTTTTATATCCTCCAGAAGTAGTTCTTAATATACTATCTGTTTTACTATCTAAAGCGTATTCATATGCTCCGGTAGTAAGCGTACTATAAGCATTATTATATGCTGTTCTCTCTTGTACACTTACAATCGTATTGACGGGGCTTTCAGTAAGCTGTACAATATGAGTGCCCCAATCAACATTAAACTCTTCCGTTTTATTTGAAGAGTAAAAATCTACAAAACTGTTTCCACAATAAGTCTTTACTAATGTACTTATAGAAGGGATTAAAACATTAAGACGTCCATCCTCTTTTGGCTGAGTGATGCCCTCTGCGGTTTTATACTCCTGTAATGTTATCAGATCTGCCATAAGTAAATTAGTAAAAACTTAGGGGAGGAGAACCTCCCCCAGTTTCCATGATTACCAAGGTAATCAGTCGTATCAATTACTGATACTCGATTCGTACTGCAGGCTCATTGTTAGTTGTGCCAGCAACCAACTCGTTAAATCCGAGAGATTGTGCGGCAACAATGGCCGTGCGCTGACCGGCTACTTCGTAGTCAGTCTCAATGCTAACACCCTTCAGTCGGGGGATAACATAGTTGCGTACGTTGACAGCAGCGGCAGCGGTACCTGTAAAGGCGCCAGCTTCCTTCGTGCCTTGAGCAAGTGCATCAGTTGCAACTACGGGAGAACCGTAAATGCTTCCAACAGCACCGATCAGCTTCATTGCTGTGTCGTTACCAACTTCTGATACATCAGAGAAGGCAGCGTCTGCAATCAAGTTGTAGTACTGGTCAATACCAACGATGTATGCAACATCGGCAGGATTCATACCATATTTGCCCATCTCAGATCGGATGGAAAGCAAATTAGCACCAGTAATAGCATCGGAAGTACCAGATGCATCGGGGTCAGTTACAAGAGCAGAGTCTGCTGCGAGGAAAGACCCAGCACCATCAGTACCAGCTCCACCTACGAGACCTACAAAAGAGGAGTTACCATTTATGATGGCTCCGTCAATTGCTTTTGCATGAGCTCTTGCAAGAGCTGAAGTAATAATAGGCAGAACGCTTATCACTACTTGCTCGTCGGTGTCATTCGCAATGAACGTACCAGAAACGAGTCTAAAAGCTTGTAACAACACGCGATTAACGTTATAGTTGTTGTCACTTGCACCAGACTCTTCCAACAGATTGGCAGTAGTTTCCAAACCAGTTGCGTTGAAGTTAGCATTCTCAGTATCAGGTGCGATCGGCAATACGGTTGCACCAGAAGCTACTTGAATTTCGCGGAAGAGAGGAGCAACTTTCTGCTCTAATCGTACTTCCTCTTCAAAAGCCTGAGAAACACCTACGTCGATACCAGCTGCGCTAGTAGCATCATAGGTTACGCCTGCTTTCTGTAAGACGTCCTTCGCAAAGCCAGTGTCCCAACCTTTACGAGTAACTTTACCAAGGATGTGTGCTTGGAGAAGCTCTTTACCATGCTTCGTAATATCACCTCGGTCCCGATCTGCGAAAACACGCTTAGAATCACGCATCTTTTCGATTTCATCGGATTTTTCTTTAAGCTCAGCTGCATGTTGCTTAATAACTTCATCCAACTCAGCATCTTTGTCAGCCAACTTAGATTCAACATCTTGAACCAAACGCTCAGCACCTGACTCAACGGCAGTTGCTACAGCAGCTTTGACCTCTTCTTCTTGCTGAACTCGTGCTTCTGCTTCCGCAGTAGCTTTCTCGTCAGCTTCCTTTTGTACAGCTTCATCAGCTGCTTTTTGCTCGGCTTGCTTCATTGCAATTTTAGCAGCAGTTTCCTCAGCTACTTTTTTAGCAAAAGCTTCCAA